GATCAATTACGGGTTTGGACCACAGAGGGTCTGATAAGCACTGGTAATAGTTCTCAACCAGCTTCTGCTCTGACGGTGTAATGTCAAACGCAAAATAAAAGCTTATCCTCTCCTTCATAGTCGGTTCCCGTTGCTTGTGAGTCATACCATCTATCAGCTCTTGGCGATACTTGTAGTAATAATCGCCCATACGAGGAATCCATGGTGTGGCTCCTCTGCCCATCCAGGTATAAAATTGTTGGAATATAGGGGTTCCGCTGGATATGGCTAAACCACATCCTGCTATCGCGCCCAACTGTTTGCGATACACTTTCTTGGATTCCAAGTGTTTCGTTGAAATCACATCGCTATACAGTCTTTTAGTGGGCCGTGGTGTTAGCACATACCCTAATTCCTCATTAAATACCGGACGAGCCTGACAGAATTCAACCTCCTCTAGTGTGTGATACACTCCGTCGAATTCCATAGTAATACCCATTCGCAAAAACCAATCCTTCAAGTTACTGGTGAACGCTTCCAAGCGCCTTTTCTCCATAATAATGACACAGTCATCGCCGTCATTTAGGAGGGAAACTTTGCCAAACATATTCTTATCCTTAAAATATGAATACATTAGACTACACATGATAATAACATTCCCTAAACTAGTGTTCATATCGCCTGACATTCGGCACCCATTTACCTTGTACCGTAATACGCCATCAATACCCACATACACACCTTTGTTCTTAAGCTGGGCTTCAAGTAAAGTATTTAAGTTGGGAAGGTCGTCCTCTTTGCCTGTCGACCACATTCTGTATATATCGTGTTCATGTTCTAACAACAATGTATTAATGTGCTGGTCAAAACGTGATGCATCTAATCCTACTGCAACTGGATTCACGTATCTATCCCACATCCCCTTAATTTCGTTACCTCGCTCATTCATGTTCATTCCCTTAGCTACTGTCTTATGTTCACCTGTTCCGTCAAATATCTCGTCGATTGCCGCAAAAATTTGATGTTCTAGTGGTTTTAGGTACCTACCCAAACAGACATTGAAACGTGGACTTCGTGGTTGTATCGCCCGAGGTGCCCCGTCAGGCTTTAAGTAATCATCCTTTGGAAATACTTTCACGCGTTTATCACGTGCTTGAAGGTGGTTATCCTCCAAACTTTCAACCGATTGTTCGTATATTTTACGTTTTGCCCCACCGTAACACTCTAAGAACTCTTGGTTCGTGTACGGGCTGACTAATCCGTTAATCTTTGAACATCTCACCATTTCTCGGTTAAAATGTGAAAACTTGTCCTGTACGTAGCTCCTGGCCTGAGCTACAGAATTACCTAGCACGTTTATAGAATTATGACTCCATGGTTTAGGAGCGCGCCGGAATCCCCCCTGTTCATCCTTGACGAAAAATACGCGTTCAAGGACAGCATGGGATACTGTATCAATGTCGTTATTGGGAATGTCCCAATCGGGGCCATTACCTCCATTTATTCGGTAATAGCGTCTTGGCCTCTTTGAGAGGCCTACCTGCCTGGCCCTGCTAATTCGGAATCTCTCTCCTTTATCCAAATCCGTACTTACTTGCTCCATAGGAACTTTGGATTTGGTGGTTATTCCGAAATGCTTGGCCAAGCTTCCCTATCTAGGTGTTTGCGCCGCAGAAAGTTCATTCCTGCGACGTCTTAGGCCACGCATTGTATGATGTGAATATAATTCCCCAACATATTCTTCATCGTTCGTGGAGATCCAATACATCTGAGATGCATGCATAATTACATTCAACAAATCTGTGTTGCGCATGTTCTCAAACCTCTCGAAACCCTCCCTGCGTACTGCCTCTGCCTTCCGCCCTGCATCTGCACGTATCAATAATCTATTTTCTCGGGTATCTTCTAACCCTACGTGCTTAATCTTTAACAGAGCAGCGACTTCACCTGCCGCGAGTGGTATCCTTCCACGGTGTTTCGGCTTGGCTTTGAAGAATCTTTTCTCCCGCTCCACCTGAATTACCTCGGATCCCATTCCTAACCCAAACGAATCTCCTGATTCCGATGAGCTAGCGTCAGCCTGGTCTTGACCGACTTCGCCGATTCCCTCGACGCGGGGGGCTACAGGAATGATGTCTACGCCTAGATCACCATTGAGTATCGTTAATGCCACATCTACACCTTCTGGCTTTCTCGATGCCTCTCTAATTGCTTTGACAGCCCATGCCGTCGCAACTCCCGTTGCAAGTGGTGCGTACGCAATCGCTCCTACACCACTTAATAAACCTACTACTCCTATCGTACTCCCTACAGTTACACTGACTTTAAACGCCTTATCTCTTACAGTATAATTTTTGGTTACGTCTACAAGGGAAGCCATTCCCTCGCTCGATTTCACCAACCACTCCGGTCTACTATCAACATAATCATGATCAATACCTGTACTCATCCTGTTGGGGTGAATGATGAGTTCTAGATTGATCTCTGTTTCCCTAAGTGGTTCTGACGAAGAACCGATGTTTCTTCCAGGCTCCAACCTCTCCGCATTGTAATTCCTATTAAGGAACCCAAGTTTAGCTTTGATTCGGTTACCTGTCGCCATCCATCGTGAACGCCAGCCACCATGTGCCCCAGCACATGGTGTGGAATCAGACCCCTCTGTCTGTCCGCCTCTGGAGATGGTAGTCCCACCATCCCCAGTGCACATGAGTAAATCGTT